CATCATCAATAATATACCTTATTTTTTTTGTGTGAGTTAATATGCAAATAAGGCGTGAAAATTTGGGGATGGGGCGCGCTGATTGGCTGTGACAGCGGCGTTCGTTAGGGGCGGGGTAACTGATGTGTTTAACGGTCGACGGAATTTGAAAGTCGTTGAGAGGTGACGTAGCGTGGGAAACCGGAAATGACGCCAGTTTGGGCGTTTGAGGAAGTGCACGTATTTTTTTAGTGTGTCACCGGTTTCTGGGCGTGTTGGCGGGTATTTTTAGACCTTGGCCTTTACGTCAGTGAGGTTAGGGCTATATATTGAGTACAGAAGCGGGCAGTTAGGTTAGAGCTCAGCTTTTTCTCTGACTCTTGCGCCTGCCGTGCTCGGTAAGCTATGGACGCTCAGGTTTTGTATGTGTTTCTGGAGGGAGCGGGGGCTTTGCTGCCTGTGCAGAAGGGGAGTAATTACATTTTTTACGCACCTGCCAATTTTGTGCTTCATCCGCATGGGGTCGCTTTGCTGGAATTAAGATTAAGCATTGTAGTGCCTCAAGGCTTTATAGGTCGCTTTTTTTCACTCACGGACGCCAATGTTCCCGGAGTGTATGCTTCTTCTCGAATCATCCATGCCGGCCACCGGGAAGGTCTGTCGGTGATGCTTTTTAATCATAATGTCAGCTTCTACAATGGTCGCGCCGGAGACCCTGTAGCCTGCCTGGTGTTGGAAAGAGTGATTTATCCACCTGTTCGCCAGGCTAGCATGGTTTAATATTGCATGTTTATTTTTTGTTCTACAGATCACCAAAAACACTAACCATGCTGGAACGTACTCCTTGCACTTATTCCATCGTTGTTCCTGAGGCTCTAAACGTGCACCTAGACGACTTTTCTTTTGTTAATTTTCTTAAAAATTGCTTGCCTGATTTTCTGTCCAGTTATCTGGAAGATATCACCGGGTCTAGCCAGCATGCTTATTTCAATCTTACATTTGGCAATGCTCACTGGGGAGGACTTCGCTTTATCTGTAATGTGGCTTGCCCTTCTCTTGTTCCTGGTGGTCCTATGGCTAAAAATTTCGGAGAAGATATGAATGAGTACATACAGTTACTGCTAAGGGAGGAGCTTAGGGATTGCGGCAGAGCAATTGATATTCCACTTGTTAATCTACTACAGGTGAACCAGGAGCAGAATCTGTTGGAATTATGAGGGTGTGCTTAAGAATGCCGGTGGAGGGCGCTCTGCGCGAGCTTTTTATCATGGCTGGCTTGGATTTACCTCAGGAACTAATACGAATCATTCAAGGCTGGAAAAATGAAAATTATCTAGGCATGGTGCAGGAGTGTAATATGATGATTGAGGAATTAGAAAACGCTCCCGCTTTCGCTGTCCTCTTGTTTCTGGATGTGCGCGTGGAGGCTTTGCTGGAAGCCACCGTGGAACATCTCGAGAACCGTGTTACCTTTGACCTGGCTGTTATTTTCCACCAACACAGTGGGGGCGAGAGGTGCCACCTCCGGGACCTGCATTTTGAAGTGTTCCGAGACCGTTTGGAATAAAGTTAATCATGGTTCTTCCTGTTCTTCCCTCCCCCGCCGTCACCGAAACCCAACAAAATTGCATCATCTGGCTGGGTTTGGCCCATTCCACCGTGGTTGATGTAATCAGAGCCATCAGGGCGGATGGGATTTTCATCACCCAAGAGGCTCAGGAGATACTGCACGTTCTGAGGGAGTGGCTGTTCTATAACTTCAACATTGAGCGCTCGAAGCGCCGAGACCGTCGCCGACGAGCGGTGTGCAGTGCCCGGACCAGGTTCTGCTTTGTGAAATACGAAAATGTCCGGAAACAGCTCCATCATGACACGATCCAGAACACGATTAGCGTTATCTCGCCATCATCCGTACCAACCGCCGGCCACCTTACCTCGCTGTGAGGAGACCGAGAGCCGCGCTTCTCTGGTGGAGGATCATCCGGTGCTGCCTGATTGCGATACCCTGTCCATGCACAATGTAAGTTCCGTGCGAGGATTGCCCTGTTCGGCCGGGTTCACTGTCCTGCAAGAGTTCCCTGTGCCCTGGGATATGGTCCTGACCCCCGAGGAATTGAGAGTGCTGAAGACATGCATGAGCGTGTGCCTGTGCTGTGCCAACATAGACTTGTTTAGTTCCCAGTTGATCCACGGTCGCGAGCGGTGGGTGATCCACTGCCATTGCCAGAACCCGGGGTCCCTGCGCTGCATGGCGGGCGGGACGGTACTTGCCATCTGGTTCCGCAGAATTATCCAGGGCTGCATGTTCAACCAGCGGGTGATGTGGTACCGGGAGGTGGTGAACCTGCACATGCCCAAGGAGATCATGTACATGGGCAGTGTGTTCTGGAGGGGACGCCACCTGATTTACATCAGGATCTGGTACGATGGACATGTGGGCAGCATAGTTCCACAAATGAGTTTTGGCTGGAGCACGTTGAACTATGGACTGTTGAACAACTTGGTGGTGCTGTGCTGCACGTACTGCTCCGACCTGAGTGAGATCCGCATCCGCTGCTGCGCCCGCCGTACCAGGCGACTGATGCTCAGGGCCATTGGCATCATGCGCAGGGAGTCCCTGGACCCGGACCCCTTGAGTAGCAGCTTGACGGAGCGGCGCAGACAGCGACTGCTGCGGGGCCTGATGCGCCACAACCGCCCGATCCCGTTTGCGGATTATGATTCTCATCGCTCTTATTCCAGATAACTGTGATTCCAATCACCGAGGACAGCCCTCAGCTGTTGAACTGTGAGGTGCAGATGCAGGAGTGCCCGGAGGGTTTCATCTCCTTGACCGACCCGAGACTGTCTCGCTCTGAAACTGTGTGGAATGTGGAGATCAAAACCATGTCCATTACCAATAGCATTCAGATGTTTAAGGCTGTGCGTGGGGAGAGGATAGTGTATTCCATGAGATGGGAGGGTGGAGGGAAAATAACTACTCGAATCCTGTGAAAAACTGTTGAATCAATAAAACACTTGAACTTTATTTTTGTTTCAGTTTCCATTTATAAATAGAGGGAAAAGGTGGGTTGGCATGCAGGGTGGGATTATTGTTGGGCTATGTAGGAGAAGGTGTATGAGTTAGCTCCAAATGTTGCTCCGATATAGCTTCCGTTAGTCCAGGTGTATGAAAATGACATTGAGTATGCACTGGTGGTGTCATCAGTACCATTAAGAGTTATAGTAAGAAGCATGGGTTTTGAAACATCTCCATTCATGTATACTTGACCCACTATATTATTTTTAGTAGTAGAACTTTGGGTCTTTGGATAAGCTGTTGAATTTGGCATAAAACCAACAGCATTGGTGTATGGAGTGCCATCTATGCTATCTCCTTGCTTGTAGCCCCAGTATTTTTTTAGTGTAGAGTGTTCTGTTAAAAGAACACCATTTGCATCAAAACGTAGAAAAACTTGAGCACTGCTTACTGTGCCAGTAATTGGGTTTAAGTTTCCACTTCTAACAACCAAAACTGATACAGTGGCCAGTATTTGACTGTCACACTTAGTTAAGCAAAGTGTTAGTTTTGCATCATTTTCTGCAAGTATTTGACAGTTTGGTGATGGGTCAGGCGTTGTCCACAAAGTTAATTTATCATAGTCTTTATTGCCAGCCATTATGGCTCCTGTGCTGTCAAAGCTGAGACCAGAGCCAAGTTTAACTTGGATTGGATAAGCATTATTAACTCCTGTTTCTGTACTACTGGTTCCGAACTCTAGCCCCTTACCAATGTTTGTAGCTATGGCACCATCTTCAAATTTTATACCTTTAGCCCAACTGATGTTGCTTTCAATTGCATCTCCTGTTGTAACATGCAATCCCCTGTTTAGGGTAATCTTTATATTCCCTTTATCATCAAATGTAAGTGGAGAGGCTAACTGTACTGCCAGGGCGCTGCCACTGAGTCCTAAACCTGAGCCAAAAGCTAGAGCTAATGTATTCAAAATTGTTGATTTTAATATACTTAATGGTGGAGAAACTTGTAAGGATAGTTTTCCATCTTTGGTGTATAAAGGGGTATCCATGTTAAGGGAAATGGTGTTGTTGGAAAAACTGAGAGGGGCAATGGCCTTGTTTACTGTGTTTGCAATGAGTTTTCCCGAGTCGTCAAGGTCCACCCCCTCCCCCAGCTTGAGGGTAATTTCCCCATTCTTGGTGGTGACAGGGTCGGCCAGCCTAAGGGACAACACCCCCAGGGGCTTTTCTTGGAATCCATCTGAAGAGACGAAGGGAGGGTTGATGAAGGGCACGGTCGGTGCGTTGTCTGCATCGTAGGGATACACGGGGTCGAAGCCATCATCCACCCGCGCGCGCTTTTTGGACATCTAATAGAAATAAAAAATGAAGATTGAGGGACAGGAGGAATTTGACATCCCCTTCAGAGTGTGGAGGAAGTTTGCAGCCCGCCGGGGCCTGCAGTACCAGAGCTGGGAAGAGGGGAGCGAAGTGCTGCTGACAGAAAACATGGACAGAGACCTGGTTTCAGATTTCAAGTAAGTGATTCTTTATTGATCAATTCAAAATCATCGTCTCTTTAATCTTTATTTTTTTTACTGGATGGGTAATGGGGTAAGGGGTTAGTTGATTAGTTCATGGGGAGGAGGTCGCGGAGGCCGCATAGGGTCTTGATCAGGGTGTGAACGCACTCGGGGGAGTCGCAGGAGCAGTGGATGCAACCCTTGGTATCGCCAGACTGCTGGGTGATGACGATGGGGTTGACTCCGACCAGGCAGGTGAACTTCTGGCGCTGCTGCAGGAGCTCGTAGGAGAGGCGATGGTCGGTGGAAGTGACCTCGAAGGAGATCTTGGCCTGCTTCACCAGGCAGAAGATGCCTTTCTTGCACTGGTGGATGGCCACTGCGTCCTGCAGCTCCTTGACGGCTCTCTCCTGCTGCTGGCGAATGCGGAGTTGGGCGAGACGCTGCTCCGAGCCGCGGCCGTCCATGTCCAGGAGGTCGTTGACAGTGTTGTTGAGTGGGTCAGTCATCTCCACCGGTTAGATTGAAGTAACTAATAGCAGGAAGCATGGCTCGTTGTGGCTCGGCCTCATAGTTTAAGATGGGCATGTATTGGGGCCTAGGCTGTGGTGGTGGTGCGTGTGCCTGATTTTGCTGCTGCTGTGGTGGTGTGTCGGGATCAGGCGGGAGCCAGAGCGCCTCGGGTGCGTTCCAACCAAAGTCAAAGCGGGGGTAAATCACAAAGGAAAAGAAGGTGCAGGCAAGGATGTTCACGATTCCCATGATAATTATCCAGCTGGGGTGCATGTCTGATTTGAGCTGGTAGCATTTGAGGAATTTCCAGGGTTCTTGGAATTTACAGTTTCGAACCTCTTTGGGGGACTGGGTGGGGGATTTGAGGGGAAAGGGGGCGACCAGGGGAGCTAGCAATAGTAGAAGCATGAGAAGTAGCAAAGCCCGCATGCTTATCAGATGAGCCTGAGCAGCTGCGCCACTCTTTGGTCGCGGTACTGGGGGTGGTGGCGCAGGTAGGCGATGCGCACAAAGACCCAGTCAACGAACTGGAAGAAGGTAATAAGCAGGCAGACTATGCTACAGCAGCAGATGCAGGTGATGAAGGCAAAGAGCACGTAGGAGGCGAACGGTCCAATGCAGTCTGGACTCGCATTAGCCACCAGAGCGAGGGTGGCACAGACTTGGAGCGCGCAGAGAAGACCAATGATAAAGAACTGTCTAGGAATCATAGTTCAAATCACCATACTGTAAAAGAGAAGAGAAGATTCCTTAGACCTCCCTCCACCTGAAGCGGCTCCGGCTGCCCGATAACGATGGGCTTGTAGACCGGTTTCGCGTTGGGGATGCGGCGGCAGAAGATGAAGTAGAGCAGCATCGCTAGGATGACCACCCCGATCACAATGAGTAGGGTGATCTGCCATTGCAAACCGCCTTCGGTTTGCTTCAGGGGAGTGGGAAGAGAAGCTGGGGTAGAGGTAGTAACAGAACTGATTAATGTATAGGAAAGCGAGGTAAGATTAGCGGTGCTAGAGAAGGCTCTCAAGGTAGCTGTGGTGTGGCTTTCAGTAGTGGACAAAAATTTAGTAGTCTGCTTATTGGTACTAGCAGTGGGACTGCTAGATGGTGGCAGCAACAAAAATGCCTCTGCTGTTGTGGTGGCGGTGGGCTGAGTTGATGTAGTGGTTTGAGTAGTGCTAGGTGGGCTGGGTGTTGGCAATGGTATGACCTTAATGTCATAGATAAAAGTATGTTGGGTATAATACCCCTCAGAATCACTAACACTTTGCCCTTGAATTCTACCATTTTGAGCTGAGGTTGCATTGACAATGGTAAGATTAACTCCCTCGCATGTATAAACTGTCACACTCCAATTGCAGATATCTTTCCACCCATTAAGGTGATATTTTGTCCAGGTGGTGTTTTTAGCACCCTCTACACCTACCAGTGTCACATTGCTCCCTTCAGTAACATTAACTGGTTTAATAAAGCTAACTCTAGGAATAGGATTACTAAAAACAATGCCAATCAAGGACAAAAAAACTAAAGTGCTAAGTGCCTTCATGGCTCTGGAAAATCAAAAATTAAACATAGAGGTTCAGCAGTGGGTCTGATTTCTGTCGGTGAAGCCTTCTGTAGCAGCAAGCAAAAATGAACATGCAGATGATTATAACTGCTAACCCACAAAGCACACCGACGATGCCGCTGACTACTAACCCTGGACATTGCGGTCCGAGGTGTGTGGGAGTATTAGCAACAAAGGAATCTTCATAAATCTGCTTTGCTAACTCTGCTACTGCCTCTGGAGTGGGTTCTTGTGTGTCTGTGGTAGTTGTGGTGGGTGGAGGTGTAGTGGGATCAACCACAATTAATTTGTAATTAAAAATCAAAATTCAGTAGGGGTCCAGCTTGTTGTTCAGTCTGTGTTTTCTGTAGTAGCAGGCATAGTACATCATGCACAAGATGATAATGACCATACACACCACCACAGCAGCGATAATGCCAATCATGGATCTGGGAATTTGCTCACTGGGGGTGGTAGGCAGAGGACTGCTGCTATTATTCTCCCCATTCTGCAACAGGGCAACCAATTCGTTTTCAGTAGTTGCCTGTGAGGTCACAGCAAGTGTGGTGCTGGTTGTGGTTGTTAATTTAGTGGTTTTAGGTATAGTGGGCTTTTTAGTTGTGGTATGTTTGGTAGTAGTTCTGGGAGTAGTTGGATCCAATACTTTGACACTATAGTAAGTGTCCTGTTCCGTGTTAAAATTGGTTCCATAGTATGTCCCAGAATATTGTTTAGTCACTTGAAGTAGTGTGATATTATTATTAGTGCAGCTGTAATAAAGACCACTGCGCTGTGTGGGCCGCTGATTACCTTTGCAAAGTGTATAAGCTGTGTTTTTTTTATCAAACCAGTACCATGAAACCCGTTGGTGTGACTGGTACCCAGTTAGTACACAGTTAGAACCAACATAAGCAGTTACGTTTTTATGGTCAAAACTGTTGATAAATCCCAGAAGACCCAAAAAATAAATAATGGCTGTAACAGAGGCCATGGTCTGAAAAAGGTGTGTGAAAAAAATGGTGTTATGGCTGTTTCTCTTTCTCAGCATTATTTCTGGGGCGAATAGCGATGAGCATGTGAATGCTCAGGCACACGATCGCGGTGATTAGCACCGTGCACAAGCTGTAAGCGATGGAGAAGACCACGATATTCTCTTTCCGTGGGGGCCACATATGGTACTGCCTGCTCATGAACATGGCGGTATTGCACATGTGCTCAAAAATAAAAGTGTTGTTTACCGTGCGAAGGAAGCCGTCAGCACCAGGGACAGAGACGGTGTACCACTCGGGGTCCCCGGGCTGCCATGTGGACGCGAGAGTATTGTTCCGCGTCTTGTTTTTATACTGGATCGCCACGCTCTGGCATTCCCATCCGCACTTAATCAACACCGCGCACCGATTGCCATCTGGCTGAAAACTCAGCTGGCATTTGTCGGGGTTAAAAGTCAAGCAGGGATCGGCCTTCTCCGTCACTACAGCCGCGCTGCCCAGACCCAAAATCGAAAGTACCGCCACCAGCACACCGCACACTAGGGTGATCTTCCCCATTTCTTAAACCAGCAACAAAGCACCACTAAGTAGGAAAAGCAAGGGAGGTATAGGTAGCAAAGAGCCAAAAGCCCACCCGCTACTAAGCCTAAAGCTATTAACCCCACCACCTCCCAGGGACCGTAATAAATCCCAGATGACTGAGGACCTCGGAGCTCACCTCCGGTGTGGGTGGTATTAGATTCAACGAGGTCTCGACGGTAGCGTTGGTGGTGGTTAGTTTGGTTGTTAGTGAGGAGCGGCGCTGGGGAAGAGGTGGTATTCGGGATCAGGTGGAAGGTGTGATGGCAGGGTCCCGAGACGCACTGATAGATCCCTGGTAGGAAGGGTCGGAAGAGCAGTAGCTTGCTTCTGCGGGTGGAAAAAGTAAGGTTGGCGGGGCCGTTCAGCAGGACTCCGTCGTCGTTGCAGTGGTTAACAACGGCGATTGGGGAGCCCTGGTGCAGCCAGGTGAGGTACTTTTTGTGGGGCTTACACTGGAGATGGAGCTCTGTTTCGTTCCCGGTGAAGGTCAGAGACTGGTTGAGGGATGCAGGAACACAATCGAGTCCGGAGTAGTCGCTGATCTCAGCTTTTATTATACTCAGTACACAGCAGACAACAAAGACTTTCATGCAGGCCGGGGTGGTTGCAGATGCAGTAAAGGGTCAGGAGGGTGTTGCCCTGTTGGCGCTGGACCAGGATCGGGCGCTGGCTGAAGATACGAAGCAGGTGGGAGTCTAGGCCCCCTTCGACGACGATCCGCACTCCGTGGGCCGGGCCCTGAGGGTGCTCCTCGGACAGCTCAAAGTAGGTAAACTCGGCGAGGTCCCGAGCGAAGCAGCGAAAGCGGCGGCAGTGGTCCAGGTGTCGAAGCCGAGCTAGGTCAGCCGCGCCACCATGGGACATTCAATCGTAGCCGTCTACCGATTCGCTGATGGCATCGAAGTTCGGGATGAACTCGTCCGGATAGTGGCCGGGGGAGCCGGAGAAGGGGTTGAAGTAGACCGAGGGAGTGAACTCCTCCACAAACTGGAGAGTGCCGATGCCGCCCGAGCGAGGTTGCGAGGAAGAACTCTCCAAAGTCAGCACGGCCTGACGAGGCGTGAAGGAAGATCTTCCCGATCCGGCGAGTTGGAAGACTCCGTCAGGTCGCAAACCCAGTGAAGAGCTCACCACCTCGTCGTTGAGCTGTGTGCCTCTGCCCCGGATCACCAGCCGCTTTATACCCTGAGCGGGGTGGTGACGACACAGGGTGGCGCCGCCCGCCAGCTGGACACCTGAGTTAGTCAGCTGGACTTCGGCCTGGGCGTCTCGCGGAAGTAGTACGGTCGTGGGCTGGGGAATTTCCTGGTACACTAGGGCGGCGGGCCAATTACGCGGATTGAGGTGATTGCGGGGCGTGGCGGTGAGCGCTGACTGTTCTAGGAGTATCTGGTTTCGGTGGGCGCGGATGTCATTCACCCGTGAGATCATCCCGGGCCCGGCGCTGAGCCAATTCATGCGGGTGGAGTAGTCCTGGGCGGCGCCGGCGGCCAGGCCCATCTGGGGCTGGTAGCTCCACATGTAAGGCGTGGGAATTTCTTTGCTCATAGCGGTGCTGGGTGGGGGTGCACAGGTGACGTAATTCCCGCCTTTTTCCGTGTGTGGGCGGGCGCGGGCTACTCTTTAAGAGTGAGTGCGCAGTACTTGTTGAAGAGAGCCTCGGCGTCCTCAAGCGTGCGCTGAAGTTGGTCTTCGCTCTTGTGATACAGACAACTGCGGGTGAGCGAGCGCAGAGAACGGTTCTTGACTTTCAGTTCCTGCTCCTGCCCCCGACTCTGCTGGAAGATGGCATAGAGGGTGGGAAAGATCCGGTTCCTCAGTTCCCGGGTCTGCGCCGGCTCGTTCGCCGCGATCCTCAGTCCACCTGCCGCCGCCGCCGCTGTGGATTTTCTAGCTGCTGGTTTTGTCTTTTTCTGCCTCTTCTTGGAAGTAGTAGGGGCTGTGGAGGTGACGGTAGTAATGCAAGATGTTGCGGGGGAAGTTCACCCCGCGGTGAAAGAGCAGGTAGCGCCGGGTGAATGAGATGTTGCCCCCGCAAGCTTGCAAGCAGGAGACGATGGCGTTTTTGTGCCCCCGCCAGGACTTGTATCCCTGCCGCTCCTTCTTACCGGTCTGGGTGGTGGGGTTCGGGAATCGCCCGGTCTCGTCCCATCTACTGTGGGGTCGAGCGGGACCCCGACCCGGAGCGGAGATGGTATCCGTGCTGCTTGCTTTCTCCGCCGAGGACGACGGTCTGGCGGCGGCGGCTACTTCTTCCACCTCCTCTGCCTCCTCCTCGTCTTCCAGACTGTCTTGCAGGCTGTCCTCTGCCTGAGTGCTGTCCCAGTCTTCCATCTCCTCCTCCTCTGCCTGACTGCTCTCCCAGTCTTCCTCCAAATCCTCCACGGGCGGCAGCTCCACTTTCAGCTTCTTGCTGCTTCCTCGGGGCATCCTGGGGGAAGCCGGGGTTAAGCTCCTCACCGGTCTGGGGATCAAGGTAGACCCCGCGGCCCTTTTTCAGCAAGAATTCTTGGCGGGATTTCTGGATAGCTTGCAATTGGGCCAGGATCGCCCCCTGGGTGATGACGCAGGCCGACAGCTCGGCCTTGGGCGGCTGGGATTGGTCCTCGTAGAACCTGATCTCGAAGGGATGGTAGTCCTCGGGCACGAACTTGCGCAAGTAGGCCGAGGTCCACAGCCCCGGGGTGAGTTTCAGACCCCCCTTGGCGGCAGAACCCTCATCGCCGGGCCCTTGCAACTCGAAGGTGCCGATGATCTGGGTCTCGCTCAGCAGCTGGGGGTTGCAGGCCAGGGAGCGGTGCGGCGTGCAGAGGTTGCAGCGGCAGTGGCACTCGAGCAGGCCCTCGCTGCTGACGTCCTCGATCACGTCCGAGTGGTAGGCCAGGTAGTTGGCCAAGCGCAGCAGGTAGCAGTGGCTCCACAGCGGCGGGGGGCACTCGCGGAAGGTCAGCGGCACGAAGTCCGAGGGCAGCGCGGAGCAGGTGGCCGGCAGGATCCCGGAGCGTTCGAGGATGAAAGAGCGAAAGTTTTGCAACATGCTTTGACTCATAAAGTCGGGCAAACCGTTGCGCAGCGTCAGCCTGAGACGCTCGGGGAAAATGAGGTCTGCCAGGTCCGAGGCGGTGGTGCGCTCGTCGAACCCGGTCCACAGGGCCTTGAGGTTCTTCTGCAGGAGCTTGCAGAGCTCTTTTAGGTTCTGCTCCTCCAGACACTGCTGCCACACGCCCATGGCTGTCTGCCAGGTGTGGCAGAGGTAGAGGTAAACGCAGTCGCGGATGTAGTCGCGGCGGGCCTCCCCGCGCAGGGTGGTGTGCAGCACGTTCTGCCCCAGGCGGTTCTCGTGCAAGATGCCCATGTAGGAGACCAGGTTGGTCAGCTCCACGTTGGAGATCTTGCAGGCCTGGCGTACGAACCCGTGCCTGAAGATGTAGTGCAGGTTCTCCTCGACCTTGCGCAGAATTTCTGCGTCGGCGAAGAAGCGGCGCAGACACTCCAGCTCCGCGGTCACCAGGACCACGGCCATTATGAGCTTGCGCCGCTCTTCCAAGCTCTGGGGACTAGCTTGGGGTCCCAGCCACCGCGCCAGCTGCTCGTCGCTGACCACGGGCTTGCCCTCCTCGGAGCTCTCGGGGTCTTGCATCTCCTTGGAGATGGGCGACGCGCGCTTGATGAGCACCTGATCCATAACCGTGCTCATGACTTTGGGGGGCAGGTTAAGCGCCGGGTAGGCGAAATGGGTCAGCTCGATCGTGCGCTTGAGCACCGCCAGACGCGCGTTGTCGCCTTCCAACTCCACCAGGGCGCTGTGGTGCTCATGATCTCCTCCTTCTCCTTGCAGAGCGTTTGCGGCCCGAGTCTCGTCGCTGCCCAGACCCTCGAAGATCTTGGGAACCTCTTCCAAGGAGGCGATATCAGGTAGGCGGGCACCGGGGCCCAGGTTGAAAAGGGAGTCGGCGCGGGTGCGGTTGGCGCGACAGGAGACAGGGATCCTTTGGTTCTTGAAAAAGATGTGGTAGGTGGCCAGGGCCTCGGGCACCGCGAAGACCGGGTAGAAGTTGAGGCGTGGGTTGGGCTCGCAGGTGCCGTTGGGCTGGCGCTTGGGGGGCACGCGCGGCGAGAAGAGGTTGAGCTCGTAGGCGCGGCTGAGCTCCTCCACGCTGAGGGGCACCTCGGTGCGGTCAAGCAGCGCGTCCTTGACGATGATGGCCTGCCGGGCCAGATGCTTGATGAGGGCGTCCTCCCCCCCGCTCTGGTGGAGGTAGTCATGCTCGCTCTTTGCTTCCTGCTCTGGCTGTTCTTGGTGTATCTCTTCCTGGGTTGAAAAGCGCACTGCAAGCTCCTCCTCGTGCTCCGCGGGCGTCACATAGCCCAGGTCAATCTGAATGGATTCCTCCATCTCTTGCATGTCTGGGGCCGCGACAAAGGTGGCGGGGCTGGGCGGCGGGGCGGTTAAGCTCTCATTCTGCTGCTGCTTCTTGTCGGCGGTGGGGGCAGATGGCGAGGTTGGCGACGATGGCTGAGTCTCCATGCTTGTTGTTGTTCCCTAGGAGAACACAATGGCCGGCCGCGGAGGAAGTCAGTTAGAGCGCCGCCGGGAGCGCACCCCCGATCGCGGAAGGGGCTCTGCCAGCCACCCGCCGGGCCGCGAGAGCCCGTCGCCTCCGCCTCTGCCCCTGAAGAGACATACCTACCGCCGCGTGGCCTCGGACCAAGAAGAAGAGATAGTAGTGGTGAGCGAGAACTCGCGCTCCCCCTCGCCTCAGGAACAACCACCGCCGCCGCAGCAGCCGCCCAAAAAGAAACCCCGCAAAACGAAGCATGTGCCCCTGCAGGACGTCAGCCAGGACAGCGAGGACGAAAGAGAGGCCGAGGAGGAGCTGGCGGCCGTGGGCTTCAGCTACCCCCCCGTGCGGATCACCGAGAAGGACGGCAAGCGGAGCTTTGAGACTCTCAATGAGAACGACCCGCTGACGAAGGCTGCTAGCGCTAAGATGGCGGTGACGAACCCCCTGAGCCTGCCCATTGTATCGGCCTGGGAGAAGGGCATGGAAATCATGAATATGCTGATGGAGCGCTACCGTGTGGAAAGCGACCTAAAATCCAACTTCCAACTGATGCCCGAGCAGGGCGAGGTGTATCGCCGCATCTGCCACCTGTACATCAACGAGGAGCACCGCGGCATTCCGCTGACCTTTACCAGTAACAAGACCCTGACGACCATGATGGGCCGCTTCCTGCAGGGGTTCGTGCATGCGCATTCCCAGATCGCCCACAAGAACTGGGAGAGCACGGGGTGCGCGCTGTGGCTGCACGGCTGTACCGAAGTCGAGGGCAAGCTGCGGTGCCTGCACGGGACCACCATGATCCAGAAGGAGCACATGATCGAGATGGATGTGGCAAGCGAGAACGGGCAACGCGCGCTAAAGGAGAACCCCGACCGGGCCAAGATTACCCAGAACCGCTGGGGGCGCAGCGTGGTGCAGCTGGCCAACAACGACGCGCGCTGCTGCGTGCACGACGCCGGGTGCGCTACCAACCAGTTTTCTAGCAAGTCCTGCGGGGTCTTCTTCACCGAGGGAGCCAAGGCCCAGCAGGCGTTTAAGCAGCTGGAGGCTTTCATGAAGGCCATGTACCCGGGGATGAACGCCGACCAGGCCCAGATGATGCTGATCCCCCTGCACTGCGATTGCAACCACAAGCCCGGCTGCGTGCCCACCATGGGCCGGCAGACCTGCAAGATGACCCCCTTCGGGATGGCCAACGCCGAAGACCTCGACGTGGACGGGATCACCGACGCTACGGTGCTGGCGAGCGTGAAGCATCCGGCCCTGATGGTGTTCCAGTGCTGCAACCCTGTGTACCGCAACTCTCGCGCGCAAAACGCGGGTCCCAACTGCGATTTCAAGATCTCCGCGCCCGACCTGCTGGGCGCCCTGCAACTGACGCGGAAGCTGTGGACCGACTCGTTCCCCGACACCCTGCTGCCGAAACTGCTGATCCCCGAGTTCAAGTGGCTGGCCAAGTACCAGTTCCGCAACGTGTCCCTGCCCGCGGGCCATGCCGAAACCTCCCGGCAGAACCCCTTCGATTTTTAAGAATAAAATTATCTCAAATGCATGTGTCACATAAAAAGTGCTGTTTATTAAACATATTTTAAAACACACTGTTACATGTCTTGATTCATGCGGTCGAAGGCGGTGGCCTTCTCAATGCGCGCGCGGTGAGAGCGAAAGTATGCAGAGTGGGAGTTGAGGAAGCGGTAGAGTGCCTCCTGGTTGCGGCGCAGGGTAGGTTCCACCTGGGGCGACTGGAGCATGCCGTTGGGCACCCCCGTCAGCAAGTTCATGGTGGGATTTTTGTCCATGGGGCGGTTGGGCCAGTGCACGAAGGCGTGTAGGAACATGCAGCAGAAAAGCCCGCAGGCGGCCGAACGCGGACCCTGCACGGTCTGGGTGGACTTTTCCAGGGTAACGCAGCGGTCCTTGGTGGCCAGGGCGCTGCGGCGCAGCAGTCCCTCGTACTCGAACTGGTAGATTTGCTTGAGGCGCTGGTCCGAGAACCCGAAGGGGTCGAAGAGGTAGCAGGTGTTCGAGCGCGGGTTCCAGGCGAAGGCCAGCCAATGCTCGCCCCCGGTCTCGCGGCCGGCCGTGTTGACGATGGCGCAGGCCACCTTGTGCGGGGCCATGAATCCCGGGAATCGCTTATCGAAGGTGCCCAGGAAGTAGGGCCCGCACCCCAGGTCGCGGATGATGGCCCTGAGCTCCTGCTCGCCGGAGCCCGCGGCCATGGCTTCTTGCAAGAAGCAAGAATTTATGTGGTGGCGTTACCGGCTGAGAAGGGGGTGCGCAGGTAGACGGCCTCAATGACGCCGCGGTGGGGCTGGTGCACTCGGACGACGTCGAAGACTTCGAAGACAACATAGAGAAGGGTGGACTCATCCATGGGGTCGACTTCGAAATTCATGTCTAGCGCGTGGGCGGAGTTAGCATAGAGCATGTTCTGGCCGAGGTCGGTGAGCGCGCCCATGGACATGAAGTTGCTGGAGAAGGGGATGCGCCACATGACCCTGTCGCAGATGAACTTTTTCTGGGTGACGCTGGTAACGGCGCTCTTGCCGATGAGCGGGTAGGGGTAGTTGGCGGGGTAGGGCTGGCCCTGGCGCATAGTGGGCGCGAGGTATCCAACGAAGCCCGAGTTGTTGTGTTGGTAGGCCAGGGTGACGGCCTGGTAGTCCTTGTAGTTAACCTCGTCCACCACCTGGCGGCTCATGGGCTGGAAGTTGCGGAAGAAGGAGTACATGCGGTCCTTGTAGCCCTCGGGCACGTAGAAGCCCTGGTAGCCGATGTTGTAGTGGGCCAGCATCTGGACCAGGAACCAGTCCTTGGTCATGTTGCACTGGGCCACGTTGTATCCCTCGCCGTCGACGGTGCGCTTGATTTCGAACTCGTTGGGCGTCAGGAGCCGGTCGTTGCCGGGCCAGCTGACGGAAGAGTCGAAGGTGATGGAGACCTTCTTGAAGGTGTGGTTGAGGTAGAAGGTGCCGTCGAGGTAGGGGATGGAGCCCGAGTAGACGAAGTAGGGGTCGAACCCGGAGCCCAGCGAGGGCGTCTCTTTGGTCTTGAGACGCGTGAAGGACCAGCCGCGAAAGGCGGCCCAGTTGCGCGAGGGGATGGAGATGGGCACGTTGGTGGCGTTGGCCGGGATGGGATAGAGCATGTTGGCCGCCGAGAGGTAGTCGTTGAAGGATTGGTCATTGGTGTCGTTGCGCAGCATGGCCTCAAGCGTGGAGGCGGTGTTGTGCGCCATGGGGAAGAAGGTGGCGTAGAGGTTAATGCTGGTGAAGGTGATGGAGGCCCCGTCTGTGCGCAGGTCGTTGCCAAGGGAACTCTGCAGGATCATGTTGACGTCCTTGCGGAAGTTCCACTCGTAGGTGTAGGACCCGGGCAGGAGCAGGAGGCTCTTAATGGCAAAAAATTTCTGGGGCACCTGGATGTGGAATGGCACGTAGCGCCCGTTGCCCAGGAGCATGGAGCGGTAGCGCAAGCCCGCATTGCGGTGGTGGTTGAAGGGATTTACGTTGTCCATGGGGTCCAGCGACCAGCGCGCCCCAATGTTAATGTAGGCGTCCACCAGCGAGGGCGCCACCACCCGGCCGTTCATGTACTCGTAGGTGTTGGTGTTGGTGGGCAGGGTGATGTTGGCCGGTGTGTATTTGTATTTATCAGGCAAATAGAGGGCAACATTGGCATAGAGGAAGTTCCTCCACAGGTTGGCTTGGATGTTGATTTCCATGGCAAAAGGATTGCCTACATGGATTTCATTAGCATTACTAACTGTGGTGTCATCTTTGTCCCACTTTTCAGAACCTGCATCTGTTTTAACTTTAACACCCTGGTAAGTGTCTGTCAATCCCACACCATTCAACGGAAAGCAATAGTTTGGCAATTCATCCTCCACACCATGGTTTTCAATAATGCGCACATCAGGATCATAGCTGTCCACCGCCTGATTCCACATACTGAAATACCGGGTTCTGTCACCCAGAGAGTCAAGCAAGAGCTGGTAGGACAGTTCAGTGTTTCTGTCTTGCAAGTCAACCACAGCATTCAGCTGAGAGGCCTGACCGGCCAGCACCCCCATATTGCCAGTGCTGTTGTAGTACATGAGCCCGATAAAATTGTCTCTGAAGCCAATGTAGTTGGGTCTGTTAGGCATGGCCTGCTGACCCAAATTGGATTCAGAGCTGGTGTCCTCTGTTCCAGGTTTGTATACAATATGAGTATCTGGAGTCTGCAAGTCAACATTTTCTGTGTACATTACAATATCTGGATCGTAGTTAGCAACAATAGTTTTGCTGTCAAAGAAAGCCAGGTCTATATCATAGTTAGGAGTGGTGGCGGCGGGTTCTGAATCTTTTAAGTTAGCCTGACCACCTTCTTTGTTGGTAGGCTTGGCGAATGAACCATAACAGGGTTTCATTTTTGTAGTGTCCTTTAGAGCTCTGCCTCCATATTTTTCCTCTGCACCATTGGTGTCAACCCAACTGTCATTTCCAACTTGTGGTTCTGGTTGGAAAGTTTTATCAGCATAAATTACTGTGTCAGTTCCAGAAGTTGAATCTATTCTAATAGGCAGCCCATCAGCTTCTATCTTTTTCCCAGTAACACCGGGCATGGCAGCTGCCCCAAAGGTATGCATTTTGCTGTCAGAATCCTTCCACTGGCAGGTGTTGGGCGCTCCCTTGGGAGCCAGGCTGTTGTAGGCAGTGCCGGAGTAGGGTTTGAAGCTAGGGCCCCGATCCAGCACGCCGCGGATGTCAAAGTAGGTGCTGGCCATGTCCAGCACGCGGTTGTCGCCCACGGCCAGCGTGTAGCGCACTTTGTACGAGTAGGTGTTGTCCTCCCGGTCCACGGGCACAAAGCGCAGCGTCAGCCGCTGGCTGCGGTCGGTGGTCACATCGTGGGTAGGCGCCACCGTGGGGTTCCTAAACTTGTTCCCCAGACTGAAGTAGGTGTCTGTGGCGCGGGCGAACTGCACCAGACCCGGACTCAGGTACTCCGAAGCGTCCTGTCCGGCGATGTGCATGTACGCCCACTGGGGCAGCATCGATGGGGTGGCCATCTTGCAACTCGACGACGCGCCTTTCTCTTCACTCCTCCTTCTGGACAGCAGCGGCGGCGGACATACACATATACACAGACAAGCAAGTTAAGCGCTACAGTGTTTTTTAATAACAGCGGCGGCGCTTCACACTCTGCACTCCCAGACCCACGATGCTGTTCAGAGTGCTCTGCCAGTTCGCCTGAGGGCGAGCCCCCGGTCGCGCGCGGGCCACGGCCACCGGCGGCAGGGGCTTAGCCACTGTGGAGGGGCGGGGAGTGGGCGGAGGAGGCAAGTCCAAGGTCGCGGGCTTACTACTCTCGGGTTTCAGCACCCCGGTAGCTAGAGGCGCAATGGGACGCGTGGTGGGCAGGCCCAGTTTCACCGCCTCCTCGTACGGGGGCGGTTCGTCCGTGTGCGTCAGCAGCGTCTCCTCCGCGTCGGGACGGGGACGCTTGTCGCCCCGCTTGTCCAGGGGAGGCAGCTCCTCCTCCACCTGCGGCATCTCCACGGAGCCGGCGGGGGGAACCGGGTCCAGGCGGCTGTTGATCTGCCGCTGCACGGCCTGATTGGCCAGGTCCACCACCCCGTTGATGCCTGAGGCGAGGCCATCGACTACCTTCTGCTGGAAGTTCTGCTCTTTCAGCTTATCTCTCAGCGCCTGCCCTGTGGTGCTGTTCCACGCCTTGCTGCCATAGGTTTTAAGCGTGGACCCAAAATTCTTAAGCCCGCTCCAGAGACTGCTCCAATTGAAGGCGCCCCCGTTCAGTTGGCTGGTGCCGATGTCGCTCCAGGTGCCCATAAACGGCCGCGTGCCGTGTCGCGGAGCCAGGGACGAAAAATTGATGTCTTCCATCTGTCTACAAAAACACATCACAGGACCAGGAGCGTCAGAGTCCATTCGGGTTTATTACAATTTCCAAGTGTGTGTCTCAGTGGCGCTGAGAGGCCTGCACCGCCACGGAAGCAATGCCGGGGATCGCCCCGATCGCCGCGGCGATGATGGGGATCAGCGCGGGCAGGAAGCCTCCCCCCAACCGCTTGCTGATGGCGCGCCGCCGCCGGTGGGGGTGGCGGCGCATCCCGCTTCCCGCCAGCCTTCTACGGCGCGGTTTTCTTCCTCGGTAGCCCGTAATGGGGACGCGAATGCGGCATGTGAGAGCCATATCTGCAAAGGCGACGGCAAAGTTAAATGGTAATGCTCGGGTGGTAGCGCGCCCGCGGCAGGGTCAGAGGCGCGCGGCCGCGGCGGTACACTCTCCGCACCAGGGCGGCAGCGGGAGTTGCAGCTGTGCGGCGACGACGGCGGCGGGTGGTGGTCTTGCGGCGGCGGGAGCCGGTATAGCCGTGGTAGAAGCGCGTGCCGCGGTAGCCCGGCGTGGGGATGATGGAAGGATGCAGCGCGTAGTTGGGCATCAGCAGGCTGGCCGCGCCGTACTTGCGCCGGGGTTTTCGGGGCGCCGCCGGCATCCAAGGATCCGTCTGCACCTCCATGGTGCTGGTGATGGGCTTCACGACCTCGGTCTGCGTTTCCATGGGCTCCGTGGGGATCTTGATGTCCACGGTCTGCACGCCAAGGCCCGGGGCCACCTGCTTGATGGGCCTCACCTTGACCTCGGGCTGCACGTCCGGGTCCACCTTCATGGTCTCCAGCACGTCTTCCAGCTTCTGGCGCTTGGGCACCATCAGCTGCATGGTGGGGTACACATCCTCGCCCTCGCGCTTCAAGCCCCGACGCGGCGCCGCGCTCGGCAGCACCTGCTGCAGGGTCACGGGCTTAAGACTCGGCGTGGGGTTGCCGTGGTCCAGCGGGATGGACACCACCTCTTCCTTCAGGGGCGCAAGGCGGTTGCGCTTGCCGTAAGCAAACTCGCCCAGGCGCTCGGCCGCCTGCTCGAGAATATCCTCGTCCCCGTACACCTCATCGTAGGAGCGCTTGGATGTCGTGCCGGACCGCTCGCCAGGCGCGAAAACCACCGTGGTGCCGGGTCTCAGCACCGGACGCACTTTCCGCCCGCGCCACTGCACGCGCCTCCGGGGGGCAAACTCGCGCACAAACTCTACCATATCGTCCACATCATCTTCTTCCTTTTTGTCCTTTTTGACCCGCTTGATTTTGCGGGGATTTCTTTCATCCTTCACCGCCGCCGCGGGGCCGTAGATCTCAGGCGCGATGACCTGGAGCATCTCTTCCTTGAATTTGCGCTTGGACATCCTTCTCCTCGCCGCTGGGACACATCAACATCGCGAAGTGAACATCTTCAAGTGCGAGGGGGGCGGGTGCGCACGGGCACGCGCACACCGGTGGCGGCGTCGCGCACCCAGTACACGTTCCCTCGCCGCGGGCGGGACATGCTGGCTATGGCCGCTGCCGCCGCCGTGGCCGCGCGTCTCCGAGTCCTGCCGGCGCTGGCGCCTGAAGCCGCGCGTCTGGCCGCCCTGAGCATGGCCCTGCGTCCCGTGCGCCTGGCCCTGCGCAGCAAGGCTCGCGCCGCACGCATGGCGGTGGTGCTACGGTGCCGCCGGGCGATGCGCCGCCGCCGGCTCTTGGCGCGGGCGTACCGGCGCGCGTCGGACACCACGCTGTCAATGACGGCGTCCACGGTGGAGACGGGCGCGGCGGCGGGGGTGTAGTTGCGAGCGTCGGCCACCACCTGGTCGATCACGTCGTCGACGGTGGTGCGCGACCGCACGCGGCCCTTGAGGGCGCCCCAGGGAGCGCGGAAGTGCCCGCGCACGCGCACGGGGTGTTGCGTGGAGCGTTGGCGAGCGCCTCCGTACATCTTGCTGGGCGCGCGCAGACCCCAACCGGTGTTATTACTGGGCGAGATGAGAATGGACATTTTTTAGAAGGTGCGGCTCGAGAGGACGCGCGGCGCGACTATGCCCAGGGCCTTGTAGACGTAGGGGCAGGTGCGGCGTCTGGCGTCAGTAACGGTCACGCGCTGGACTCCCCGGATACTGCTGCGCAGCGGCAGGGTCCCGTGATCTGTGAGAGCAGGAACGTTTTCACTGACGGTGGTAATGGTGGGCGCGGGCGGGCGGACGAGGATCTGGTTCTCAGGGAAGCGGTTGAAGACGTGCGTGAGCGAGGTGAAGGCGCGCAGCTGCTGCGAGTAGACGGCCTGCTCGTTGAAGAAGCTCTTGGAGTAGACGGGCATGAGCTCGGCGCCCACCACCGGGTAGTTGCTAACTTGACGCGTGGAGCGGAAGGTGACCGGGTCTTGCATCATGTCGGGCAGCGACCAGTAGACTTGCTCCACGCCGCAGGTGACGTCCGAGGTGGTGAGCAGCGTCCAGGAGCGCACGCCCTTCTCGTGGTCGCCATAGTTGTAGGCCAGGTACCAGCTGCGGTAGGCGGTGTTTTTCTTGTCCGAGAGCACGTTGTAGCTCCTATCCTTGCTATCCTTCTCCACCGGCTGAATAACTATCTTACTTTCGGTTTCATCAGCCTTGGCCGCCGCCACTGCTGCGGCGCTAGCAAAATTATCGCCCCGGACCTCGGTAGAGGCGGTGGCTACGGCTGCGGTTGACGCGGCGACGCTCTCCTCCTTGCTTTTCTCATAGGCCTCGACATCCAAGAGCGCGGGGATGTTACCTCCATCCAGGTCCTCGTACATGATCTGGAAACCCTCCTGGAAGGGCTGCCTCTTGCGGATGCCCAGCATATTACTGAGGCGGCTCTCGGTAAAGTCCACCCCGCAGCCGGGCAACAGCACGATGTCGGGGTGGAAGGCCTCGTTGGTGTACACCCCGGGCATGACCAGCTCGGTCACGGGGTCCCAACCCAGCCTGAAGTTCCGGGTGTCGAACTTCACGCCGATGTCGCTCTCCAGCACCCCGTTCTGCCGCCCCACTGCCAAGTAATTGTCGATGATGGCGTTGTTCATCAGGTCAATGGTCATGGTCACCGAGAAGTTGCCTTCGGGCAGCTCAAACTCCACCCACTCGTATTTCAGCTCATCCTGACTACCATCATAATCATCCCCTACTGTCACCCCGTTGGGGGTCTTGCGGGAGACCATGACCCGCGCCTTGAACTTGTTGCTGTACATGAACTCGTTCACGTTGGGCATGTTGGTATGCATGATGGTTTTCAGCTGACCGCCCCACCGCGAGCGCTCGTCAAAGTTGATGGTCTGGGTGCTGGCCTCCGTGGGGGTGAAATCGTTGTTCTGCACCACGGTGGTCAGAAAGTTGCTGTGGTCGTTCTGGTAGTTCAGCGAGGCGATGTCCGCCGACTTGTTGTCCACCAGGTACAACCGGGTGGTATCGTACAAGGGTGCCAGCTCCGAGTAACGAATGCTGTTTCGCCCCTCCGTAGGCGCCAGGTACCGCGGTGGCACGTAAGGAGCCTCCAGCGGGGGCTGCATCGCCGCCGCCGCCGCCATTGCCTGCTGCATCACGCTCTCGTACGAGGGAGGAGGACCCTCCGGGTACGCACGCCTCATCATACTAGATACAACAGAGAAGAAACGAACGCACGCTGGTCGCCATGGCCTTGGTGAGTACCATTTATTTTTGGTTTCTTTTTACATCAGGCGCCCGACGCGGGGGCGCAGGTGAGCGAACGGGTTACCACCACCACTCCCGCCCAAGTCCAACACGCTGCTGTCGTCGGCGGAATCCTCATCGTCCCACATCAGTCCCCGCTGCCTGTCGTGCCAGCGGCGTTTACGGGCGGCACTGCCCCGGCTGGTGGCCCCCTGCGTTGCCCGGGGATCGTCCCTGTGCTCATGCGCGTACGTCTTCCAGCGGCTCATCTTATCCACCAGACTCTCTATCCCGTTATTGGGGAAGTTCTTCTCCCGCTCGGGCCTCAACAGCGAGTTATTTAAGTACTCCTCCTCGCCCAGCAAGCGCGGGCGCGTGATCCTGCCCAGCTCGCTACTGCGGACGCTGTTCAGTGACAAGCTCGGAAAGGGACTGGCGGCCTCGGGCACCGCTGCGGCAGCACCCGTGCGGCCGGACAGCGCCGAGGACGGGCGCCGGTCGCTGCCCTCTTTCTTCCACAAGGGGCGCTCGTTAGCACCCGGTCGGGGGGAGAACACGCTGCTGTCCACGTCGTCCCACAGAAACCCGTCATTGGGGTCGGGCATGTCGTACTCGCCCGTGTAGAACCCCGGCGGCGGGAGCCAGTGGGGGTTCAGGATGGCGTTGGTGAAATAGTCAGAGTTCATGGCGGCCGCCCGATGCAGGTAGTCCATCAGCTTATTAATAAACGGGCGATTACTGGCGTACATGCTGGGCTCCATGTTGCGCGCGGTCATGTCGAGCGCGGCGCTGGGGGTGGCCCCCTCCTGCATCAGGAACAGTCCCACACTTTGCTGCACGTATCTCAATATACGCTCCTCCTCGGCGCTCAGCGCGTACTGGGGCGGGATCTTCTGCGACCGGTTGGTCAGCAAGAAGTTCAGGGTGGCTTCCAGATTGCCCGGGTCGTCCTGGCCAAGGGCGCGGCTCACGTGGGTAATCTCCTGGTAGGTCTGCTCGTCCACGTGCGCCTGGCCAATGGCCTCGCGGTACAGGTTAATCAGGTAGCCCAGGTACGAGTTGCGGTTGATACTACCGCTGTCCGTGAAGGGCGCCACCAGCAGCAGCAGCAGGCGCGAGTTCGGCGTCAGCAGGCTCGACACCGTCGCGCGGTCCCCGACCGGAGCCTGCACGCCCCACAGTCCCTGCAAGTTCTTGAAAGCCTGACTCAGGTTCACGGTCTGCAAGCCCTGGCGACTGGTCTGGAAGAAGTAGTCCGGGCCCGACTGGTACACCTCGCTCTGGGGCACCTCGGTCACCATTAGCCGCAGGGCGCTAATGAAGTTGGTGTAGTCCTCCTGGCCCCGGGGCACGTTGGCGGGCTGCGTGCTGAGGAAGGCGTTCAGTGCCACCATGGATCCCAGGTTGGACTCGCGGTGGAACCGTTCGCGCTGGGCCACGGCTTCGCGCACGTCGGTCACCATGCGGTCCAGGTTGGTCTGCACGTTGGTGCTGTTGTAGCGGGCCACGCGCTCCAGCAGTGCGTTGTACACCAGCCCGGCCTCGTCGCCGCGAATGGCCTTGTTCTCAACCAGCGCGTTCACGATGGCCAGCACCTTCTCGTGCGTGGGGTTGGAGCGCGAGGGCACCACGGCCTCCAGGATGGCCGAGAGCCGGTTGGCCTGGGGCTGCTGTCTAAAGGCTTCGGGGTTGCGGGTCGTCAGCGCCATGATGCGTTGCATGGCCTGGGTCCAATCGTCCGAGGAGTTAATGCCGGACGGCTGGCTCTGCAGCGCCGCCCGCATTGCGGGATCAGGAGGTGGCTGTTGCTGCATCTAGCAAAAATACGGTCGCGCCATCAGTCTTCCAGGTACTCGCCCTCATCCTCATCGTCCACCTCTTCTACGTAAGGGACCGCCGCGGCTTCCAAGACCCGGCGGCTGGGCTGCCAGTGCAGGTCCGCGCCCATGTCAAAGTAGCTCTCCCCCTCGGTCCCGGCCCCGGTCAGGGCCCGCTGCAGGCTGTGCATCAGCTCCTGATCGCTCAGCTCGCGCCGCCTGCTGGCGCTTACCGCGCGGCGCATCCTGTCGTTGCGGTACACCCCCAGATCGTCGCTCAGGGTCAGCACTTTCAGGGTCATGCGCATGTAAAACCCGTCGATCTTCACCTCCTTGTCTATGGGCACGTACGGGGTCTTGTAGATCTTCCTAGCGTAGTACTTGCCCAAACTCAGCACCGAAAAGTTGATGGCCGCCAGCTTCTCGGACAGCGGCAGCCCGCGCTCCTGCACCACGATGCTCTGCAGAATATTCACCAGGTCCAGAAGCCAGCGGCCCTCGGGCTCGGTGATATTCAGCAGCGCCTCCCTAAAAGTCTCGTTGTCCCGACTGTGCTGCACCACCAGGAACAGCTGCGCCGTCAGCGGTTTGCTGGTGGGGTTCTGCACAATGGCCTCCAGCAGGTCCCACAGGTGCATCAGGCCCAGGGTCACCTCCTCGCGCGCGATCAGGGTGCGCACGTGGTTGTTGAAGGATTTTTGGAAGTTGCTCTCCTCCTTCACGGTCTGCTCGTACGCCGTGACCAGGTTGGCCGCGGCCACGTGCGCGCGCGCAGGGCTGATCCCCGTCAGCTCGTCCGCCTCGAAATCCTCGTCCCTCAGCACCCTCTTTCTGTCCAGGCCGCGCCGCAGCTCCCGCCCCGCGTGGAAACGGGCTGCGCGCATCTCCTCGGGCTCCTCGCCGCTCCTGTCTCTGAACAGGTTCTGCTTGGGCACGTAGGCCTCGCGAGCGTCCCTTTTCATCTGCACGCGCGGGTGCCGCTCCGGCGACGACGCCCCCAGGCGCGCCAGCCCCTCGCCCTCTTCCAAAGCCAGGTCATACTGACTCTGCCCGGCCCCGCTCACGGCGGCCGCGGCGGTAGTGGCTGGAAGTTGCTGCTGCTGGGGCGGAGGCAGAAGCGCCGGCTGTTGCGTAGGAGGGGGCTGCTGTTGCGGTGGAGGGTGGGGGCGCATCTGCCGCAGTACGGGATGCATCTGGCAAAAAACAAAACAAAAGAGGGGCTCGCTCCGTAACTGGAGAAGTCGGCTGGCTTATGGGGTCTTGGAAACGACGGGGCAGCCACGCCCTCGTTAGCCGCGGAATTCGGCCGACCCGAGCGGTCTCGAACCGGGGCACACCGCAACGCAACCCTGGCGATTCTTCTCCAATCTACGGCAGTGAGCCATTGCGGTCGGCCGCTTTCCGCGCTTACTAGCTTTTTTCGACCGCCAAAAATTTGCAAAACGACCCGCCTCCGTATCCTGGAGGTTTTGTGCAGGCCTGGGTCGAGACGGGAGTGCCAGTACCACGTTAGCTGCGGCTCCAGCCTGATTCGAGATTCGAACCGGGGTACACGCGCAGCCCAACCCGTTCGCTTAGCCTCCAGGCCACGGAGTCGAGCCGCTGACCGCTTTCGTTTTTGCCCGTATGTCTAGAGCATCAACGACTGCGCGCGCCTCACGGGCCAGACCGTGCCCACCATGAACTACTTCCTGCCGCTGCGCAACATCTGGAACCGCGTCCGCGAGTTCCCTCGCGCCTCCACCACCGCCGCCGGCATCACCTGGATGTCAAGGTACATCTACGGCTACCACCGCACCATGCTCGAGGACCTAGCGCCCGGCGCCCCCGCCACCGAGCGATGGCCGCTCTACCGCCAGCCGCCGCCGCACTTCCTCATCGGCTACCAGTACCTGGTGCGCACCTGCAACGACTACATCTTCGACTCGCGCGCCTACTCGCGCCTCAAGTACCACGAGCTCGCGCGGCCCGGTCACCAGACTGTCAACTGGTCCGTCATGGCCAACTGCTCCTACACCATTAACACCGGAGCCTACCACCGCTTCGTCGACTTTGACGACTTCCAGACCACCCTCACCCAGATCCAGCAGGCCATCCTCGCCGAGCGCGTCGTCGCTGACCTGGCGCTCGTCCAGCCGCAGCGCGGGTTTGGGCTCACGCGTATGCACGGCCGCGCGGGCGAGGAGGAGGTGCCCGTGGAGCGGCTCATGCAGGACTACTACAAGGACCTGGCCAGGTGTCAGGACCACGCCTGGGGCATGGCCGACCGTCTGCGCATCCAGCAAGCCGGGCCCAAAGACCTGGTGCTCCTCGCCACCATCCGCCGTCTCAGAACCGCCTATTTCAACTTCATCACCAGCAGCATCGCCCCCGCCCACACCCCACCGCCGCCAGAAGAAACCGTGCTCAGCCTACCTTGCGACTGCGACTGGCTCGAAGCCTTCGTTCAACGGTTTTCAGATCCCGTGGATCTAGAGACGCTTAGGTCCTTGCGCGGAGTCCCTACGGGGCAATTGATAAGATGCATCGTCAGCGCACTCTCCCTGCCCAACGGGGACCCCCCGGGCCACCTGGAGATGCGCGGCGGCGTCTTTACGCTGCGACCCCGCGAGGACGGGCGCGCCGTCACCGAGACCATGCGACGCCGGCGCGGCGAGACCATCGAGCGTTTCATCGACCGTCTGCCCGTGCGCCGCCGGCGACGCAGGCCCCCTCCCCCGCCACCACCGCCTGAGGAGGAAGTAGAAGAGATGTTAGTGGATGAAGAGGAGGAAGTGGAGGAACTCCCGGGAGCCTTCGAGCGCGAGGTGCGCGCCACCATCGCCGAGCTCATCCGTCTTCTGGAGGAGGACTTGACCGTATCTGCACGCAACTCCCAGTTTTTCAACTTCGCCGTGGACTTTTACGAGGCCATGGAGCGCTTGGAAGCCCTGGGCGACGTCAGCGAAATGCCGCTCCGCCGCTGGATTATGTACTTCTTTGTCACTGAGCACATTGCCACCACGCTCAACTACCTCTACCAGCGCCTCTGCAACTACGCGGTTTTTGCGCGCCACGTGGAGCTCAACCTCGCCCAGGTGGTCATGCGCGCCCGCGATCCCGAGGGCGCCGTGGTTTACAGCCGCGTCTGGAACGAGGCGGGCATGAACGCCTTCTCGCAGCTCATGGGCCGCATCTCCAACGACCTCGCGGCCACCGTGGAGCGCGCCGGCCGCGGAGACCTTCAGGAGGAGGAGATCGAGCAGTTCATGACCGAGATTGCCTACCAGGACAACTCGGGCGACGTGCAAGAGATTCTGCGGCAGGCCGCCGTCAATGATACCGAGATTGATTCTGTCGAACTGTCTTTCAGGTTCAAACTCACGGGTCCCGTGGCCTTCACCCAGAGGCGTCAGATCCAGGACGTCAACCGTCGCGTCGTCGCTCACGCCAGTCTTCTCCGGGCGCAGTACCAGAACCTGCCCGCGCGCGGCGCCGACGTGCCCCTGCCACCACTGCCTCCGGGTCCCGAGCCGCCCCTACCGCCCGGCGCGCGTCCTCGCCGCCGCTTTTAACCATGGAAGCCAAACCGCTTCCGCCCGCCAAGAAGAAACGGGGGACGGTGGTCACTCCCCAGGGGCACGGGACACTGCAAGCCATCGACGTCGCCACCAACGGCGCGGTGGAGATCAAGTACCATCTGGACCTCCCGCGCGCCCTTGAAAAACTCCTGCAAGTCAACCGCGCGCCGCCGCTGCCCACTGACCTGACTCCGCAGCGTCTCAGGACCCTGGACAGCTCCGGCCTGCGCGCCCTCGTCCTCGCTCTCCGACCCGTTCGCGCCGAGGTCTGGACCTGCCTCCCGCGCGGGCTCGTCAGCATGACCACCATCGAGGCAGAAGAGGGCCAGGCCGACCACCACGACGTAGTACAGCACCAGATGCAGGCGCCACGACTCCACTTCCCACTGAAATTCCTCGTCAAAGGAACCCAGGTACAGCTCGTGCAGCACGTGCATCCCGTGCAGCGTTGCGAGCACTGTGGCCGCTTGTATAAACACAAGCACGAATGTTCGGCGCGCCGTCGGCATTTCTACTTCCATCACATCAACAGCCATTCCTCCAACTGGTGGCAGGAGATCCAGTTCTTCCCCATCGGCTCGCATCCTCGCACCGAAAGGCTCTTCCTCACCTACGATGTGGAAACCTACACCTGGATGGGGTCCTTCGGCAAGCAGCTCGTCCCCTTCATGCTGGTCATGAAACTCTCCGGGGACGACCGGCTCGTTGAGCTCGCCCTTGATCTCGCCCTCCAGCTAAAATGGGACCGTTGGCACGGCGACCCCCGCACCTTCTACTGCGTCACCCCCGAAAAAATGGCCGTGGGTCAGCAGTTCCGCCAGTACCGGGATCGTCTGCAAACCGCCCTGGCCGTGGATCTCTGGACTTCCTTCCTCCGCGCCAACCCCCATCTCGCCGACTGGGCCCTCGAGCAGCACGGGCTCAGCGACCCCGACGAGCTCACCTACGAGGAGCTCAAGAAACTGCCCCACGTCAAGGGCCGCCCGCGGTTCGTGGAACTATACATTGTGGGCCACAACATTAACGGCTTCGACGAGATCGTGCTCGCCGCCCAGGTCATCAACAACCGGGCCGAGGTGCCCCAGCCTTTCCGCATCACTCGCAACTTTATGCCCCGCGCGGGCAAGATCCTCTTCAACGATGTTACTTTCGCTTTGCCCAACCCCGCCTACAAGAAGCGCACGGACTTCCAGCTCTGGGAGCAGGGGGGCTGCGACGATATCGACTTCAAGCACCAGTTCCTAAAGGTCATGGTCAGGGACACCTTCGCCCTCACGCACACCTCCCTGCGCAAGGCCGCCCAGGCCTATGCCCTCCCCGTGGAGAAGGGCTGCTGCGCCTACAAGGCCGTTAACCAGTTCTACATGCTAGGCTCTTACCGTGCCGACCAGGACGGGTTCCCCCTTGAAGAGTACTGGAAGGACCGCGAAGAGTTCCTTCTCAACCGCGAGCTGTGGAAACAAAAGGGCCAGCTCAAGTATGACATCATCCAAGAGACCCTTGACTACTGCGCCCTGGACGTCCTCGTCACCGCCGAGCTTGTCGCCAAGCTGCAAGACTCCTACGCCCACTTCATCCGCGACTCGGTCGGCCTGCCCCACGCCCACTTCAACATCTTCCAAAGACCCACCATCTCCTCCAACTCCCACGCCATCTTCCGTCAGATCGTCTACCGCGCCGAAAAACCCAGCCGCGCCAATCTCGGAGCCGGGCTCCTCGCCCCCTCGCACGAGTTGTATGACTACGTGCGCGCCAGCATCCGCGGGGGCCGCTGCTACCCCACCTACATTGGCATCCTTGATGAGCCCCTCTACGTCTACGACATCTGCGGCATGTACGCCTCCGCGCTCACCCACCCCATGCCCTGGGGCACGCCCCTTAGTCCCTACGAGCGCGCGCTGGCCGTGCGCGAATGGCAAGCTTCTCTGGACGATCTGGGCACCTGCATAAGCTACTTCGACCCCGACCTCCTGCCAGGCATCTTCACCATCGATGCTGACCCCCCCGACGAGCTTATGCTGGACCCCCTGCCCCCCTTCTGCTCGCGCAAGGGCGGCCGCCTCTGCTGGACCAACGAGCCCCTGCGCGGCGAGGTGGCCACCAGCGTTGACCTCATCACCCTGCATAACCGGGGCTGGCAGGTCAGAATCGTGCCAGACGAGCTAACCACCGTCTTCCCCGAATGGAAGTGCGTGGCGCGCGAGTACGTGCAGCTCAACATCGCCGCCAAGGAGCGCGCCGACAAGGAAAAGAACCAGACCATGCGCTCCATCGCCAAGCTCCTCTCCAACGCCCTCTACGGCTCCTTCGCCACCAAACTCGACAACAAAAAGATTGTCTTTTCTGACCAGATGGACGAGGGGCTCTTGAAAGGCATCTCCGCCGGCACCGTCAATATCAAATCCTCCTCGTTTCTAGAAACTGACAACCTGAGTGCGGAGGTCATGCCCGCCTTTGAGAGGGAATACCTACCCCAACAGCTGGCGCTCCTGGACAGCGATCCGGAAGACAGTGAAGACGAGCAGCGGCCCGCCCCCTTTTATACCCCCCCGGCCGGGACCCCCGGTCACGTGGCCTACACTTACAAGCCAATCACCTTCCTGGATGTGGACGAGGGGGACATGTGTTTGCATACACTGGAGAAGGTGGACCCGCTGGTGGATAACGACCGCTATCCCTCCCACGTGGCCTCCTTCGTGCTGGCTTGGACCCGGGCCTTCGTCTCAGAGTGGTCGGGTTTCCTCTACGACGAGGACCGCGGCGTCCCACTCGAGGACCGACCCATAAAGTCGGTTTACGGGGACACGGACAGCCTCTTTGTCACCCAGCGGGGACACGAGCTCATGGAGACCAGAGGTAAGAAACGCATCAAAAAGAACGGCGGAAAACTGGTTTTTGATCCCAATCAGCCCGACCTCACCTGGCTCGTGGAGTGCGAGACCGTCTGCGCCCACTGCGGCGCGGACGCCTACGCCCCCGAGTCCGTCTTCCTCGCCCCCAAGCTCTACGCCCTCAAGTCCCTCCTCTGTCCCGCCTGTGGGCAGACTTCCAAAGGTAAGCTCCGCGCCAAAGGCCACGCGGCCGAGGCGCTCAACTACGAACTCATGGTCAATTGCTACCTGGCCGACGCACAGGGCGCCGATCGGGAGCGGTTCTCGACCAGCCGGATGAGCCTGAAGCGCACCCTCGCAAGCGCCCAGCCCGGCGCGCACCCCTTTACCGTGACGGAGACCACCCTGACGCGGACGCTGCGACCCTGGAAGGACCGGACCCTGGCCGCGCTGGACGCCCATCGTCTGGCGCCCTACTCCCGCAGTCGCCCCAACCCGCGAAACGAGGAGGTCTGCTGGATCGAGATGCCGTAGAGCACATCACCGAGCTCTGGGACCGCTTGGAACTCCTGCAACAGACCCTTTCCAAAATGCCCATGGCCGACGGGCTCAAGCCGCTGAAAAACTTCGCCTCGCTCCAGGAGCTCCTCTCGCTGGGCGGAGAGCGACTCCTGGCGGAACTGGTGCGCGAGAACATGCACGTGCGCCAAATGATGAACGAGGTGGCCCCCCTTCTTAGGGAGGACGGCAGCTGTGTCTCCCTCAACTACCACCTGCAGCCGGTCATTGGGGTTATCTACGGCCCCACCGGCTGCGGTAAGTCCCAGCTACTCCGCAACCTGCTTTCCGCCCAGCTCATCTCCCCCGCCCCGGAAACCGTTTTCTTTATCGCCCCGCAGGTGGACATGATCCCCCCCTCGGAGCTTAAGGCCTGGGAGATGCAGATCTGTGAGGGAAACTACGCCCCCGGGATTGAGGGTACCTTCGTCCCCCAATCGGGCACCCTCCGCCCCAAATTCATTAAAATGGCCTATGAAGATCTCACCCAGGACCACAACTACGATGTGTCCGACCCCCGAAACGTCTTTGCCCAAGCCGCCGCCCACGGGCCCATAGCCATTATCATGGATGAGTGCATGGAAAACCTGGGCGGCCACAAGGGCGTCTCCAAATTCTTTCATGCCTTCCCTTCCAAGTTGCATGACAAATTCCCCAAGTGCACCGGATACACCGTGCTGGTGGTCCTGCACAACATGAATCCCAGGCGGGATCTGGGCGGTAACATCGCCAATCTGAAGATCCAGGCTAAGATGCACCTCATCTCCCCCCGCATGCATCCCTCCCAGCTCAACAGGTTTGTAAACACCTACACCAAAGGGCTGCCCGTGGCCATCAGTCTCCTCCTCAAAGATATTGTGCAACACCACGCCCTGCGTCCCTGCTATGACTGGGTGATTTACAACACCACCCCCGAGCACGAGGCCCTGCAATGGAGCTACCTTCACCCCCGGGACGGGCTCATGCCCATGTACCTCAATATCCAATCCCACCTCTACCGGGTCTTGGAAAAGATCCACCGGGTGCTCAATGATCGAGGCCGGTGGTCCAGGGCCTACCGTGCGCGAAAAATCAAATAAAGATTCAGACTCTGATTTTTAAAATCAACAACCGTCTCCGTTTATTTATTGATTCATTTTTTATTTGGATTTCACCGTGGCAACCGCGGCCCGCGTCTGCTCCTGCAGCTGAGCCACCTGCTGGGTCAGCTCGCCCAGGCGCTGGGTCAAGGCCTCGAGCTGGGCCATCAACAGCAGCAGCTTCTCCTCGTTCAGGCTGGCGGGATTATTAGTGGAACTCGAGTTGGCCACCAGAGTGCCGTAATAGCCGGCGCCCATGGCCATTCCGCGCACGGCGCTGGCGGCAGAAGCAGCAGCTGCGGCGGCAGCTGCGTCCACCGACGAGGAGCTCAGGGTTGCATAGGTCAGGGTTGAAGAGTTCGCGGGCTGTACGGGCCGGCCGTCCACCGTGGATCCCATCACATTTTGACGCACTCCCGCCCAGGAGGGGAGACGCCCCGTCAGATAAGGGCTGAATACCCCTCCCTCAAAGGAGCCGTTTCCGCTCATGCTGCTGCAACACACAGAAAAGCACAGATTTTAATCATTCTGCCCCTTATGCAGGTCCTCTCCCTCCCCAAAACACTACTCACTCTAGTCAGATTCTTCCCCACTGGAGCCGAACTCCGTCCCGGTGCAGGACAACACCAAATGATCGGGTCGCAGGTCCTCCGTCACATCCACACACACGGGCTGGAACCTGGCATGCTTCCCTCCGCACTCGCAGGCTCGACACCTGGTCTTGTATTCATCATATCTTAGAATCTTCCACACTTCCACATTCATGTCAAACACCCCCGTCAGGCTCACTCTGGACATGACATCGGGCTCCAGGAGCACCTTTACATAATTCAGGTTGCACTGGTAGGGCATAAACATGCCTCGGCGAGCCCCCAGATGCATATTGCACCTGGTCATGACATTGTGCTCGAACTCAGGCCAGGGCTTGCGGGAATGGGAAGCCACATGCACGGCGGCCAGCATATGACTGTTCCCACCGGCGCAGGTCAGCATCTGGTAGCCGCGCTCGTCCGAGGCTCCACAGATCATATTATGCTTGATCTTGGCATTGCCCTTGCACAGCACAAAACAGCCCGTCTCGGTAGAGGCACAGTGGCGGATTCTGGCTTCGCCCTCGCTCATCACCCCCAGGTGGCACCTCTCAAACAAGCATTTCTTCACAGACAGCATACTCTTGGTCCTGCCCACTACCCCCATCCAGTTGGCTGAAAAACTGCACCCCTTAACACCGACCTGACCCCAAGCCTCGATGCAGGTGTTATTAAACCCAAAGAAGGAGCATCCATGCACTGTCAGCTTGGTATTGGCCATAAAGACCGTCCCATTATACCCATCTCCCCTGAACCTCATGTTCATAAAGGTGACCCCATCCATGTCCACCACTCCCGGGTACATATTCATCATGCAGCATCTGAAAGCCACTCTATCCTGGAGACAGATCTCCACTTCAGCCCCATTCCCTGAGATGTAGCAGGCATTTCTGATATTTATCAGCTTAGTAATCTTGTACTTTCTATCTGGCCTCAGAGCCAGCTTGGCATAATTCCTGATGGCTACCTCCCAATCATCCTCAGGCTCCAACCAACAAGTCTTGACTTGTTCTAGGGAAAATCTCTCATGCATGACTGACACCTCATCTGTGCCAGTTGACTGCACCTCATACCACCACACTGTTTCTGGACGCTTGCGGCTCATCAGACCCACAGTCAGTTCAATTCTGTGATTAGTCTCATCATGCCTCTCCCGCTTAATACCCCTCTCCCGACCACTCGAAGACCTAGTCAGCACCCGGTGCAGTTCAGGAAACAGGTCAGCTACTCCTCCGCCGGAGGGTCCAGGCCGGCTCTCGGATTCTCTTCTTGATCCTCCTGCTGCTGGAGACTCAGGATCCTCAGAGTGTCTAGCGGCTGTACCGGCAAGTAGCCGGAGATTGCATTCAGGCGCTGGCACTTCCATGTTCTCCACAAAGCTACTGCTAAGAAATCCAGCTGGTAATCCCTGCTGAAATGGGTTTCTTGACTCCATTTGTCAAAAATAAAAGCAAAAAAGGCTACTGCTGCAGTGGTTCTGCCAGGAGTAGTAAAGTCAAGGGCTCTTGAAATTCTCTGGTTAAAGTGAGACTGATGGCCCAAGTTAAGAGCGTCAAAAAGACCAGGACACTCTCTCAAAATATCCTCAAATTGTTCCCTATAATCCTGTTTGGCCCTATAGACTAGCTTAGCTAGGTCACCGCCGAAGCAGAATCTCCACAGGTAAGAGACTCCGTTCGAGGCGTTCTCTAGCAGCTGCCTAGTCTTGTGAAAGTCTTCCAAAACCGTCCAAATCTCCATACCGCTCTGAGCTAACCACACAGGTCTGCACCTGCTTATATACCCAAAGTCCCCTCCCCTGAGTCATAAACCACGCACTTAAAGTCAACACATATTTTATTGCACTCCACACCCTATAAATACTGACATCACCTCAAGTAAACACACATGTGTGGCACTTAATGCCTGGGGCGTTTCCGGGTACACAAGTCCAAAGGTTCATCTCCACCCTGAAGCAAATCATCCAAACATTCTACAGCTGCTCTCCTCCCAGTGGCTCTTACAGGAACTGGTCTAACAATATTGTCAGATGGAGACGTGCCAATTTCAGGGGGTGACAAAGTGGACTCTGTAGTGGGGGTCTCATCATCTGCGTCAGAAACGGGACCTATATAAAAAACAGATATACATAAATAAACCAGTCATCACCCAGTCACCCTACTCTTTGCCTCCCTTTAAAGTTCACTTAATCACACTTACTGTAAACACAATGGTTGTACGCTCTCATATAGCAAAGTGCACATAACACAGCTTTATCTCCAGTATTGATGCGATGAAATTCACAAGACTTACAGCCGTGTCCGGGCAAAGGCGGGCAGTCCAGTGCAAAGCTCTCGCTGACGGCTTGCACTCCATGGCTCGCTGCGTTCTGAATCGCCTGCTCGTCCTCATCATCGCTTGGGGGCAGGCATTCCTCATAGCAACGCAAGTCCATCTTTTCCCATTTAAGCCCGGGGATCTCTTTCTCACCTCTGTCGTGTCTAGGGGTATGCAGTGAAGAGTCGCTGTCTGAGCTAGGGCTTGAAGCCTCCTCGGCAGCTAGCAGCGCGGCATCGCTAAATAAATCATTTACCGCCTTCTCGTTGGGGTCGTCCTCGGGCACATCCACCTCCAGATCATACAAATCGTGCAGCGAAGGTGTCTCAAATGGGGTGGGGGGTTCCGGATGGTCGTCGCCCATCATAGCATTTACCACCAGTTCCAGAATCTCGCTCCCGGAAGCGATGATAATTTCCTCATCGGGCAGGTCTCTTAGGTGCCTCATATTTCAAAGTGTAGATCTGACTCGCGGCGCGGAGGAGAAAACTCTTCTCGCTGGCACTCAAGAGTGGCCTCTTGACTGCAGAGCGCAGGTTTAAATACCCTGACGATCAGCTGACACCTACGTAAAAACACCGGACTTTGACACCGTACGCGGAACTTTAGGTGAAAAACACGGTAATCGAAACCCCCACGTAAACGGTCAAAGTCTACTCGGCCCTCGGCAAATACTCCTCCCTGTCATAAACACTAAATTACTCAGATTTCACTTCCTCATTCAGTTTTCGCGCGAAAATGGTCCGTTTTCACTTGCATCCGCCCAAAAACACCTCATTTCCTGTTAGACAGCGTGGGAAAATTGAGTATTTCCGTGTTTAAACCACACCTCGTTTGACGTCACTTTTCCCCACCAGAACTTGCAAACTAACTCCTCCTCATAGTCGCGTCATCAAAACGTCACCTGCCCCGCCCCTAACGAACGCCGCTGTCACAGCCAATCAGCGCGCCCCATCCCCAAATTTTCACGCCTTATTTGCATATTAACTCACACAAAAAAAATAAGGTATATTATTGATGATG